GAAGAAATGTCGCAGACGATGGCGCAGGAAATGCCGCCTCTGACTGAAGTGGACGTAGACACTCTCCGCGCGCCTAGTGACTACAGCTTCACCCAACCCCCGCAAGAGGTTAGCCCTGTAGACTCCGGTTACATCTCCGACGCTCCTCCGGCCGCAGTCGCTGATGCGCTGGAGTATCGCGGCGGTGTTGGAAACGCGATAAACAGTTTCTTCGGCGGGATCGGGGACCGTGTCGGGGGTTATCTGGACAAGAAGTTCGGCACTTCGGAGGATTATGCCATCAAGCAGGCCGACCTTCAGCGCCGGTTAGCGTCGCCGGATGACCCTGCGGCCATGTACACGCCGCATACTCCGCGCGGCTTCAACCTTTTGGATGCCGGTACCATAGCGGCGGGAGGATTTCCGATTGGGGCCGCGCTTGGAATGGTTCCTACAGCCCTCCAGAAGATGGGCTTCGCTGTGCAGGACATGACCCCCTACGGTTTTGCTGTCATGGACCGAGACGAGGCTGCGGCACGGGCCACTTCCGGGTTGCCTGAGCCTTCCGACTCGTCTTCGGATGACAACTACATCCCGTTAGGCGGCGCTCTTCCTGCGGCGCCAATCAAGCCGCAAAGCGGCTACGCCCCCGGCATGGGCGGGTCGTCTAGATCCGTGAAGTTCAGCGGCTATCCTGACTTCACCAAGGCGAATCCCTACGGGTGAATAGATGAAAGAAGCCGCCCCCGCGCTCCAGAAGTATCTGGACTTGGTCGCTACCTACAACACCGAGTTCAAGAAGTGGGAGGAGCGCACCCGCAAGATCATCCGGCGCTACCGCGACGACAATCGCGGGCAAAGCAACACCGAGATGGCACGGTTCAACATCCTGTGGAGCAACGTGCAGACGTTGATCCCGGCGGTGTACGCGAAGATGCCCAAGCCGGACGTAAGCCGCCGCTTTGCGGATACCGACCCTATCGCCCGCGTGGCGTCCGCGCTTCTGCAACGCTCGCTCAGTTTCGAGATGGAACACTACCCCGACTTCCGGGCAACCATGACCGCCGCTGTGCAGGATCGCTTCCTCGGCGGACGCGGCGTGGCCTGGGCGCGGTACGAGCCGCACATGAAGGCGCAACCGGGTACGCCTGTGGATGGGCTTGAAGTCACCGAGGACATTGACGAAACGGGCGAGGAGATCGACTACGAGTGCGCTCCGGTGGACTACGTCCACTGGCATGACTTCGGTCATACCGTGGCGCGCACTTGGGAAGAAGTGACCGCTGTCTGGCGCTGGGTCTACATGACCAGAGACGCGCTGACGGATCGCTTCGGAGAAGAAATCGCGGACAAGATTCCTACCGACACCGGCCCTGACCCGCTACAGAACAAGGCGTCCAAGCGGGACGCCGACCTCGCGCGTATCTGCGAGATGTGGGACAAGCAAACCGGCAAGGTCTGCTGGTTCTACGACGGCGGCGACGACCTGATCGAGGAAGTGGACGATCCGCTTGGCCTTGAGCAGTTCTTCCCTTGCCCGAGGCCGCTCTACGCCACCATGACCAGCGACACGCTGGTGCCGGTGCCGGACTTCCTGCTGTACCAGGATCAGGCCAACGAACTCGACATTCTGACCGACCGCATCGACGGCCTCATCAAGGCGCTCCGCGTTCGCGGTGTCTACGACGCCAGCCAGCCTGCGTTGCAGCGGCTGCTGACCGAGGGCGACAACAACACGCTGGTGCCTGTCGATAAGTGGATGGCGTTCAGCGAAAAAGGTGGCCTCAAGGGCAGCATCGACTTGCTGCCGCTCGATGTTATCGTCACCACGCTGATCCAGGCATATCAGGCGCACGCGCAGGTCAAGCAGCAGGTCTACGAGATCACCGGCATCTCGGACATCATTCGCGGGCAGTCTGCGGCCTCGGAGACGGCGACGGCACAGCAGATCAAGGGGCAGTACGCGGGGCTTCGGCTCAAGGCGCTGCAAAGCAACGTGGCGCTGTTCGCTACTGAACTGCTGCGGCTGAAGGCGCACATCATCTGCTCCAAGTTCCAAGAGAAGACGATCTTCCAGTACGCCGACGCCGGGGCCATGTCGGCGGTGGATCAGCAGGCCATTCCGCAAGCGATGGCGTTGCTCAAGTCTAACGTGCTGCGGGCGTTCCGCATCGAGGTTGCTTCCGACAGCCTCATCCAGATTGATGACGCACAGGTGAAAGAGGACCGCGTCAAGTTCATCACGGCCATGGGCGCGTTCCTACAGAACGCCGTGCCGGTCGTGCAGGCCAATCCCCGCGCACTACCGATCCTCATCGAGTTGATGAAGTTCGGAGTGAGCGCGTTCAAGGAAGCCTCCCAGGTCGAGGGCGTGTTGGACGCTACGTTGGACGAGATCAAGGCAGCGCAGCAGAAAGAACAGGCTAACCCGCAGCCACGGCCTCCGGACCCGGAGATGGAGAAGGCCAAGGCAGAACTCCAGATCGCGCAACAGAAGTCGCAGGCCGAGCAGCAACTGGCAGCGCAGAAGATGCAGGCCGAGCAGCAACTGGCGATGCAAAAGATGCAGGTCGAACAGCAGGTCGCCCAGGCCAAGGTGCAAGCCCAGCAGGCCGCAGCGCAAAACTCGGCGGCTATCGACGCGCAGAAGATGCAAGCCGACATCGCGCTTGAGCAGCAGAAACTCGACCTACAGGCCCGCGTGATGTCCGCGAAGATCGACCAAGACGAGCGCAAGCTACAGGCTGACATGGCGCTGGCGCGAATGGCGCAAGCCGACAAGGCCGCTCAAGCCCGCAGCACGGCGGCGGCCGACGCGGGAGACGCTGCATGACCACCTACGTCTATCGGGACGGAAAGATGATCGTGAAGGGCGCGGTGTCGAACGACCCGCAAATCCAGATCATCCCCGACATCAAGCCGTACAAGAACATGATCAACGGCAAGATGGTGACGAGCCGCTCCGCGCATCGCAACTTGCTGCGCGACCACGGCTGCATCGAGATCGGCAACGAGAAGATGGAAGCTCCGCCGCCTCCGGTCGTGGACCGGGACGCTAGGCGCAGGGCGCTCTATCAGCAACTCGACAATGTTACCGACCGGCAGGCGAACACCTTCCTTGCCGGACTCAAGGCCCACAGCCGAGGAAGATAATGGAAGACCTGACCGCGATCCCAGAAGCCGTACCGGACACCCGCCGAGAGTTGCTGGATCAGCAATTCACCGAGGTGGAAGCCGCTCCCGTAGAGGAGAAGTCTGCACGGGCGCGCGACGATGGTGGCCGGTTCGCGGGCGGAAAGCCCGTCAAGGTAACCGCGCCTCTGGCGGCAAAAGAACCGATTGCGGCAGAAGCTGTCGCTCCAAAGGTGGCTGACACAGGCGCTCCGGCGGCTGAGGTGAAGCCGTGGCACAAGCCGCCCGCGTCGTGGAAGAAAGAATACCACGAGGCGTGGAACAAGGCCGATCCGACGCTCCGCGAGTACGCCTATCAGCGCGAAGAGCAGATGCGCGCCGGGGTCGAGCCGTTGCTGACCAAGGCTCAGTTTGCCGACAAGATCACCGAGGTCGCCAAGCCGTACATGGCAACGATCCAGGGCCTGGGGATTGATGTTCCCACGGCGGTAAAGGGCCTGATGGAGGCGGATAACCTCCTGCGGTCTTCGTCTCCCCAGGATAAGGTCGCGTATCTGGCCCGGCTCGCGCAGAACTATGGCGTGGACTTGCGCGCCGTCGCAGCGGGGCAGCAGTCGGAAGAAACTCGCGTCGATCCGGCTTACCACACCCTCCAGCAGCAGATACTGCAACAGCGCGGAGAGATGGCGGGCTGGAAGCAGCAACAGGCGCAGGTCGAAGACGACCGGCTAAGATCAGAAATCGGAAGGTTCGCTGACAAGAGCGAGCATTTTGAGGCCCTCCGGCCCACCATGGTGCAGTTGCTCCGTGGTGGAATGGCGGGGACACTAGAGGAGGCTTACGATAAAGCCTCACGCTTGGACCCTAACATCGCGGTGTCTCTCCAGAACGCCCAACAGGCGAACTCGGTAGCGGCGCAGCGGTCAGCCGCTGACAAAGCGGCGAAGACGGCCCGAGCTGCTGCGGTAAGCGTTCGCGGTTCCACACCCGGCACCCCCACGAGTTCCAAGGCGCAAGACAGACGCTCCATGTTGAACGAGCAGTTCGACAACATGCGAGAGCGGCTGTGATGAACACTGAAAGGAACTAGGCAATGGCATTTGCCAATACTTCTATCAGCGACATCATTGCGACGAACATTCAGTCGCGCAGTGGTGAACTGGCGGACAACGTCACGAACAACAACGCGCTGCTTCGCCGGTTGAAAGACCGCGACAACGTGAAGACGTTCTCGGGCGGTAACGTGATCTTGCAGGAGATCATGTATTCCGACTCGACCACGAACAACACCAACAGCTACTCGGGCTACGAAGTCCTCAATGTTGGGCAGAACTCGCCCATCAGCGCGGCCTCGTTCAGCATCACGCAGTACGCATCGGCGGTGTCGATCTCGGGCCTGGAGTCGATCCAGAACTCGGGCAAGGAAGCACTCATCGACCTGCTCGATGGTCGCATGAATGTTGCGGAGGCCCAGCTTGCCAACCGCATCGGCAGCGACATCTACCTCGACGGCACCGGCAACAGTGGCAAGAACATCACAGGTCTTGCCGCAGCGGTTCCTGATGCTCCGTCCACCGGAACGTATGGCGGCATCGACCGCGCATCGTACTCGTTCTGGCGTTCGCAGAAGTTTTCGGGGCTTACGGACGGTGGTTCTGCGGTATCGGCCTCGAACATTCAGGCGTACATGGATGCGCTGGCGGTCCAGCTAATCCGTGGCACCGACAAACCGGACCTGATCGTGACGGACAACACCTACTACAAGTTCTACTTGCAGTCGTTGCAGTCCCTCCAGCGCATCACGGACGGCGGCGGTTCCAAGCAGGGTGCGGGCTTTGCCTCGCTGAAGTACTTCGGCGCGGGCATGGGTTCGGATGTTGTGCTGGACGGTGGTATCGGCTCTGCCGCTACCGCAGCGCACATGTGGTTCCTCAACACGAAGTACATCTTCTTCCGCCCTCACAAGGACCGGAACTTCGTACCCATCGGCGGCGAGCGTCAGGCGGTCAACCAGGACGCCATCGTCAAGCTGATCGGCTGGGCAGGCAACCTCACCTCTAGCGGCCCGCAATTCAGCGGCTGCTTGATCGCTTAAGGAGGGCGCAGAACATGGCTTATTCTTGGGTTGAAAACCGCGCCGGGATGCTTCCCGTTGCGGCTACTGACGCGGGGTACACCCCCGCAAACGCCTCGACCGCGATTCCTACCTCCCCGGCTACGCTGGGAATGGTGGCGCGGGCGGCTGACCCCACCTATGGCGAAGGTGAGTTCATCATGCTGCTGGGCGTTGCCAGCACTGCTGTTGGGTCGCTTGTCTCGTACAACGCGACGACCTATCAGACTGCGCTGTCTGCCAACACCGCTAACCTTGCTGGCCCCGTCGCCGTAGCGATGTCGGCTAACACGGCTGGCCTGTTTGGCTGGTATCAGATTGGTGGCTTGGCGGTTATCAAGAAAACCGCCGTCGCAACCAACGCTCAGGTCGCTGTGTACCAGTCGGCAACGACTGGTCAGATCATGGCTACCGCGGCATCGGGCAAACAGATTCTCGGCGCTCGCTCCGCGAATCTTGCGACCGTTACGTCTACTACCTCTACGGTGATCGTGTCGATCAACCGCCCCCACAAGCAGGGCGCGGTTGCCTAGCATGATCCTGCCGTCCAATCTGGACGACATGATCCCGGCATCCTGCAACACAGGAGATGCGGAGATTCTCGCCAACATGCGTTTGGCGAGTGATCTTCCGCTCTCTTGGTTGCGGATGTCTGAAGATACCTGTTCGGGTACAGCAATGATCGTCGGCGGAGGGCCGTCTGTACGGGCCTTCTTGCCGACGATCAAAGCCCGGCAGCAAGCTGGCGAAGGCGTAGTCGTGGCGATGAACGGTTCCCTTGGGATGCTTACCCAGGCAGGGATCACGCCGGACTTCTTTGTTATGCTGGACGCGCGGAAGGATAACTTGGACTTCCTCGCTCGTGGGAAGGCCGACCACTATCTGATCGCGTCCCAATGTCATCCTGACTGCTTTATCGCGCTTGCGGGCAGCGATGTGACGCTATGGCATCCAAATTATAAAGGTGTGCAGGACATAGTTGGCGACCGCGAGTGCGTCCTGATTGGCGGCGGCACAACGGTTGGCCTTCAGTCGATGTCGCTCATGTTCGCTAAGGGCTACCGAAGCATCGACCTTTACGCGTTCGACAGCTCCTACATAGATCGT